AAATCGCGCCAGCGCTGGCTGTTTTACGCGTATGACAGTCTCCGGAAGACGGTTGTTGCGCACGTATTCGGTGAACGCACTATGGCGACGCTGGGGCGTCTTATGAGCCTGCTGTCACCCTTTGACGTGGTGATATGGATGACGGATGGCTGGCCGCTGTATGAATCCCGCCTGAAGGGAAAGCTGCACGTAATCAGCAAGCGATATACGCAGCGAATTGAGCGGCATAACCTGAATCTGAGGCAGCACCTGGCACGGCTGGGACGGAAGTCGCTGTCGTTCTCAAAATCGGTGGAGCTGCATGACAAAGTCATCGGGCATTATCTGAACATAAAACACTATCAATAAGTTGGAGTCATTACCGCGTTTTCAGATATCCAGAACCATATACTTGGCATTCCTGTTGCCTCTGTTATCGTAGCTACCCAATTCAAAGTGGCTACGAAATGGTCAGGCCAAGGGATAACAAACACAATAATTCTTCTGGGATGCATTTTTGCTGCAACGTTAATCTGGCTGGCACTTTCGAACCAGATGCAATCTATAAAGGCCTTAGGCGAAGAAATTGAATACAAAGAAAAACAGATTAATAAGGAATATTCCTTCATTAAAGATGACGTGGCTGGTGTATTTAGCAGTATTTCTGCGCGACTAGACACGCAGAAACGTACGTTCTGGATTATACGTGGTGTTCTAGTTATGGGAATTATTACCGCTATCACTGTTTATTTTTGGTACACAAAACCAGCCCTTGACTTCATGCAGTACTTGATTCACTGCATGAAGTCTTACTATTCGGTCAAAAGTTGAGGATAATGAGTTCCTTCTTGCGACTGGATTTGCCAGTGATCTTGAGGTTGTAGCTGATATCAACCGACTGAATATTTAGACCGTTGAATGCCTGCCGCATTTCCGGGATATCGTTCACCGATATAATCATCTTCCCTTTGATCCTGCGTGCTAAATCTGCCATATGATCATAATTTTCTAGTCCGAACTCCACACCATAACCTTCCGTTCCCCAGTATGGAGGGTCACAGTAGAACAACGTATGCGGGCGATCATATCGTTCTATGCACTGTTGCCAGTCCATGTGTTCTATGACCGTTCTGGAAAGCCGCAGGTGTGCCGCTGACAGTTCTTCTTCAATACGCAGCAGGTTGAAGCGTGGCGGGGATATGGTGGAGGTACCAAAGCTGTGCTCCGCCACCTTGCCTCCAAACGCCTGCTTCTGAAGGTAGTAGAACCGTGCTGCACGCTGGATATCCGTCAGTGTTTCTTCCGGGGTGATCTGCAGCCATTTGTAGATCTGCCGGCTGACCAGCGCCCATTTGAACTGGCGTACAAATTCTTCCAGATGATGTTTTACCACCCGATACAGGTTCACCAGTTCACCGTTGATATCATTAATGACTTCGATCTTGCCGGGTACCTTAAGAAAATAGAGCGCTGCTGCCCCACAAAACGGCTCCACATAACATTCATGCGCCGGAAACAGCGGCAGGATGTGTTTTGCAAGGCGGCGTTTGCCACCAATCCATGGAACGATGGGTAATGTCTGCATTTTCATAATCTGTAAGCCTTTTACAATTATAAAAAATATGGCAGGCTAGTCTGGTCTCGCGAGACTGACTGAACCTCGGTCGGCTCACAGCGCATTCCTGTGGGGCGATGGCCAGCCCGGTGTTCGGGTACCGGGCTGGTCGTTCTTTCAAAGTCATCATGCAGTGCACGTTTACATCTTCACTATTAACGCTGTTTAAAATCCGTATCCCGCCACATTTGTGATGCTGTCTCCACCAAACGAGGAGACACACATGAAAAACCTGAAAAAATTCATTCCCCCTGTTAAAAAACCTCGCCTCAGCGGCTGGCTGCTGACCTCAGTGCTGTTGCTGGGCATCATCGCTCTGGTCTCGCCACAGCAGTTGCCTGTTGTGATCTACAAGCTGGCACTTATCACGCTGGCAGCAGTGCTGGGTTACTGGCTTGACCGTTCGCTCTTCCCCAAAGCCCGTCCCGGTCAGTACCTGAAACATGACGACAGGCTGATGGCTGAAGGGCGTTTCCCGGTACAGACCGGCCTTCACCTGGTGTTTTCTGCTGCGTTAATCCGCCGTGCACTGATTGTTGCAGCGGTCTGCCTGGCTGTGGCAACAGGACTGTGACCATGAACTGGCCTCAAATCACCCTCATTATTCTGTTCGCCTTTGGTCTGGGCGTAACCGCCATCAGACACGGAGAACCACGTAACGATAAATACAGCTTCTGGTGGCAGCTTGCTGGCAACCTGGTGATTGTCTGGCTGCTCTGGTGTGGCGGCTTTTTCAGCCAGGCATGCGCAGCGCAGCCCCCGCAGGCTGCGCTGCAGTATCGCGATGATGTGATCCGTAATGCCCGGCTTGAATGGGGACTGTCTGCGCCGGTGGCCGATTTCGCCGCGCAACTGCATCAGGAAAGCGGCTGGCGACCTGATGCGATCTCGCCGGCTGGCGCTCAGGGACTGGCGCAGTTCATGCCTGCCACTGCCGACTGGATAAGCCAGTTGATACCGATGCTGAGCAGTCGTGAGCCGTTTAATCCGGCATGGGCTATCCGGGCGCTGGTCAGCTATGACCGCTGGCTGTGGCAGCGTGTCAGCGCCGCCAGTGACTGCGAGCGTATGGCCATGACACTGTCGGGCTATAACGGTGGTCTGGGCTGGGTACAACGGGACAGGCGGCTTGCATCACAGAAAGGTCTGGACAGCACCCGCTGGTTCGGACATGTCGCCACGGTGAATGCCGGACGCAATGCGGCCAGCTGGCGGGAGAACCGCCATTATCCGCAGCGCATCCTGCGCGAACTGGCACCGCGATATCTCACATGGGGAGGCAGCAGTTGTGCGGCATCTGGTTAAAAAGCTGCCGTGGCGCGGCATTCTGCTGGCCATTCTTATCAATGCCTTTCTGGTCGGCCTGTATGCCATGGGATACAGAAGTGGTCATGACTCTGCAAAGCGTGACGGTGATACCGCGCTCAGTCAGTTGCAGTCAGCATTTGACGCGTACAAAACGGAGCAGGCAACGCTTGAGAATGCTGCGCTGCGGGCCTGGGCCAGACGGTATCAGGAGCAGGTGGCCGCCGGGCAGCGGGCTGAAGCCGGTTATCTTGAGCAGATTGCTCAACTGGAGAGCCGGAACAAACAACTACAGGGGCAAATTAACGATGTCACACAGCGCTGGATTGATGAAAAAGGTAAGAGCCATCCCATTGAGTGCGTGTTTACTCGCGGTTTCGTGCGCCAGTACAACGCCGCACTCGGATATGACAACGCATCCGTCGACACCGGTCATTCAGACTCAGTTGCCGCCGCTGGCACCCGCTCTGGCACAGCGACCGGGCAACCTGAAACCACTGACACCCGGTTACGCGATTCGGGTGTCTCCCAGCGTGACGTTCTCGCCAACATCATCGACAACGCAGGACAATGTCGTCGCTGGCGGAACCAGATAAACGCGTTACTGGATGAACGGGAAGGATTACAGAAATGACACTGCAGGTTGAATTCTGGACGGTGGTGAGTTTTCTGCTCACCTTCATGGGGTTTGTGGGAGGGCTCGCCAAATGGTTGTTCAGTAAAACAGAAGAACGCCAGGCGGCACGATTCGCCTCCCTTGAACAGGCCCTGCAACAGTCCGCCTCCAACTGGGGCGAGCTGGAAAAAGAATTTATGCGATTTAAAGCGGATTTACCGCTGAATTATGTCCGTCGCGAGGATTATATCCGTGGCCAGACAGTCATCGAGGCCAAACTGGACGCGCTTTATAACAAACTGGAAGTGGTACAGCAGTACCGCAATACCGGAGGTCAATAATGGTCGATATTACCCGGGTACGCCGCGAATCCCTGCGCTGGAGTTTGCTGGTTGCCCTGAACAAAACCCGCCCTTACACCGCCAGTGAAACGTTGCTGCTGGACGTGTCCCGCGCCATCTACCCGGACACCACACCGCTGGAACTGCGCCGCGAACTGGATTATCTGGCTGACCGTAAAATGGTTGAGCTGGAGAAAAAACCTTCTGGCGACTGGTTTGCTGACCTGACCCGCCTCGGCGTAGACCTGGTGGAATACACCGTGGAATGTGGTCCGGGTATTGCCCGCCCGGAAAAGTACTGGAGTGAATAATGGCCAGACGCAGCACAATAGAAAAGCTGCCGGAAGACGTGCGCCGCTGGCTTGAACGGGCGCTGACTGAATCCGGCTTCAGCGGGTATAACGAGCTGGAGTCCCTGCTGCGTGAGCGGGGGTACGTCATCAGCAAATCCGCTATCCATCGCTATGGACAGAAGATTGAGCGCCGCTATGGTGCTATCCGTGCGGCAACAGAAGCGGCCCGCATGCTGACCGAAGGCGCAGCAGACGATCAGGATGCGCGTTCGGAGGCTGTGATAGCCCTTATTCAGACCGAGCTGTTCGAGAGTATTGTCCAGTTGCAGGAGGCGGAAGAAGGTGAAGTCGATCCTAAAGAACGCGTGGCCCTGCTGTCGAAGGTGGCGAAGAATGTGGCTACGCTGTCCCGCGCGTCCGTCAACCTCAAAAAGTTCCAGTCTGAAGTACGGGCCAGAGCGCAGCAGGCAGCCAGCAACGCCGAGAAAATTGCCCGTAAGGGGGGACTGTCAAGCGACGCAGTACAGGCGCTTCGTCGCGAGATTCTGGGGATTGCCACATGACAAAATCATCCGGAGTGATTTTAAACGCCGCTGGCGGCGGCCCCGAAGGGATGAGTCCCATGGACGGGAGGAATAACCTTGCTCCCGTTTTGCCTGATACCTCGGCGCTGGATGCCCCTCCCGTTCTGTTGCCTTACCAGCAGCGCTGGGTGGCAGACACCTCTCCGCTTAAGGTGATAGAAAAGAGCCGTCGTACCGGTATTACATGGGCTGAGGCATCCGATAACGTACTGACCGCCGCCTCTTCTGCGCCAGCAGGCGGGATGAATGTGTATTACATCGCTTATAACCAGGACATGACCGTCGAATACATTCAGGCGTGTGCGATGTGGGCACGGGCATTCAACTATGCGGCCAGTGAAATTGAAGAAGGATTCTGGGAAGAGGACGACGACGACAAACACATCAGGACTTACACCATCAAATTTCCTGACTCCGGCTTTCGTATTGTTGCGCTCTCCAGCCGCCCGTCTAACCTGCGTGGCCGTCAGGGTATTATTGTTATCGACGAAGCGGCGTTCCATGAGCAACTGGACGAACTGCTGAAAGCGGCGCTGGCGATGCTTATCTGGGGGGGAAAGGTACGCGTTATCTCCACCCATAACGGTGACGACAATCCGTTCAATACGCTTATCGGGGATATCCGTGCCGGACGTCAGGGAGGCAGCATACATCGCATCACTTTCCGGGAAGCCGTATCTGAGGGGCTGTTCCGGCGCGTCTGTCTGCGCACCGGGAAGGAATGGTCGGAGGCATCCGAGCAGGCCTGGATGGCATCGGTGTACAAATTCTACGGTGCCGGCGCATCCGAAGAGCTTGACTGTATTCCGGCCAACGGTGGCGGTGCCTGGCTGTCCCGTGCCCTGATAGAGTCCCGCATGTCCGCTGATACGCCGGTATTGCGTCTGACCTGCAAGGAAGGTTATGAACTGCTGTCTGATGAGGTTCGCTTCCGCGAGACGCAGGACTGGCTTGATGAGTATCTGAAACCCTTGCTGGAGGCACTCCCCACTGATGCCCGCTCTTTCCTGGGGCGCGACTTTGGCCGTAGCGGTGATTTGTCGGTGGACTATCCCCTGCTGCAGGAGAAGAACCTGGTACGACGCGTGCCATTCGTACTGGAGCTGCGTAACGTGCCGTTCAGACAGCAGGAGCAAATCACCTGGTATCTGATGGATGGCCTGCCCGGTCTGCTGGGTGCAGCGTTTGATGCCCGTGGTAATGGTGCCTATCTGGCTGAATACGCCATGCAGCGCTACGGCTCCAGCCGGGTTCAGCAGGTGATGCCAACCGAAGGCTGGTACCGGGAGCATATGCCTCCGGTCAAAGCTGCACTGGAAGACGGTAACCTGGTGGACTTACCAAAGGATGAAGACACACTGGATGACCTGCGGGCCGTTCAGGTGGTGAACGGTGTCCCCCGCGTACCGGAGCAACGCTCAAAAGCAAAGGCTGACGGTGGTAAACGCCACGGGGATTCAGCCATCGCACTGGCGCTGGCGTATTTCGCCAGCCGTGAAATTAACAAAGGGCCGGTGAAGGCAAGCTCACGCCGTCGTCGTCAGGCGGCCCGTATGCTGGAGGGATTCTGATGGCGAGGGGTATCTGGGTTTCACCCGATGAATTTGTTGCTTTTTCTGAGCCTCAGAAATCACTGACCGCGCAGATTGCCTCCCGCAGCCGCGCGATCGACTTTTACGGACTGGGCATGTATCTGCCCAATCCTGATCCCATTCTCAAGGCTCAGGGACGGGATATCCGTATCTACCGCGAACTGCGCACCGACCCGCTGGTCGGGGGCTGTATCCGCAGACGTAAAGCAGCGCTTAAATCGCTGGAGCGTGGACTGGAGCGTGGTCACGCCTCTGCCCGGGTCTTCCGTTTCATCCGCGACATGCTCGACGATCTGGATCTGTCCCGCATCATCGGTGAAATGAGCGATGCCGTGCTCTACGGGTATCAGCCCTGTGAAATCATGTGGGGCCGTTCGGTCAGGTCGTGGGCGGTGACGGATATTGTCGGCAAACCGCCTGAGTGGTTTCAGTTTGATACGGACAACTGCCTGCGCTTCCGGGCGCGTGATGCGGGTGTGGAGGGTGAGCTGCTGTCACCGTCAAAATTCGTGGTGCCGGCACAGGATGCCTCGTATGACAATCCTTACGGTTTCCCGGACCTGTCCATGTGCTTCTGGCCGGTCGCCTTCAAGAAAGGCGGGATGAAATTCTGGCTCCGCTTTGCCGAAAAGTTTGGCTCCCCGTGGGTGATCGGTAAGCACCCGAGGGGTGCAAATGATGCAGAGATTGAAAAACTGCTGGACTCCATGGAGCAGATGGTGGAGGACGCGGTGGCCGCCATCCCCGATGACAGCAGCATCGAACTCAAAGCCGCGGATGGTAAGGCGGACAGCAGCGAGGTATTCCGCGAGCTGATCACACTGTCACGCAGTGAGATCTCCATTGCATTACTCGGTCAGAATCAGACCACGGAAGCGAACAGTAACAAGGCCTCTGCACAGGCCGGGCTGGAGGTAACGGCTGATATCCGCGATGCGGATGCGGACATCATTCAGGCGGCAGTGAATCAGGTCATCAGAACGGTGGTCACCCTGAACTTCGGCGATGTGCCGTGTCCGGTCTGGGCCATGTGGGAACAGGAGGCCATTGATGACACCCGTGCCACCCGCGACGAAAAACTCACCCGGGCGGGTCTGCGTCTGACCCCGCAGTACTTCAAGCGTGAGTACCAACTGCAGGACGGCGATATTGACGAGACACCACCGTCGGAACGACAGAATAACATGCTGCCGCTGTCATTTGCCGAGGCGATTGATGCTGATATTCAGGCTCAGCAGCAGCTTGACGACGCGCTGGACATTCTGATGAACGGAGGCGCGTTAAATGGCACGCTGGAACCCGTCCTGGCACCTCTGTTCAGGCGGGTCGAAAATGGGGTTAACCCGTCTGAGCTGCTGGGCGAACTGGCGGAGCTCTACCCTCAGATGAACACGGACGATCTGCAGGAGCGGCTGGCCCGCATTCTCTTTGTGACAAATATCTGGGGGCGTCTGCATGAGCGTGACAACGGCTGAACTGGCGTACTGCATGACGCTTCCCCCGAAGCGGGCAATCAACTACCTGAAGTCCAAAGGGTATCAGATTACCTGGGACTGGGAAGAAATGTGGCAGGAGGCCCATGCCCGCGCCTTTACCGTTGCTAAAGTGACCCGCCTGGATATCCTGGAAGATATTCGCGGGGCACTGCAGCAGGCTGTCGATGAAGGAAAAACCGATCGCTGGTTCCGGCAGGAGCTGGAGCCGGTGCTGAAGCGTAAGGGATGGTGGGGACCACGTGACACGACTGACCCGGTAACGGGTGAGCCAGTCACCATTCAGCAGGGCAGTCCGTGGCGGCTCGATACCATCTTTCGCACCAATATGTCCGTACTCTACAGCGCCGGTCGTTGGGCGGAACAGATGGAAAACGTCGACGACAGGCCGTACTGGATGTATACCGGCATCAACGACAGCCATACCCGCAGGAGCCATCTGGCGCTGCATGGTCTGGTGCTGCGCTGGGATGACCCGTTCTGGCAGGCATTTTACCCGCCGAACGGCTGGCGCTGCCGCTGTAGTGTGATTGCCCTGAGTGCGGCGGATGTACGTGCCCGTGGCCTGAAGGTTATCAGCTCCGGCTCTGCCATGGGCCAGGAACTGAAACTGGTCTCAGAGAAAACCGGCGAAATGCGGAACGTGGCCACCTTTAATACCGGCACCACGAAGGTGACCACCGACGTCGGCTGGTCTTATGCACCGGGGGCAGCATACCGTCCCGACCTGGCCCGCTATCAGGGTACGCTTCAGCCACTGGCACAACAGGAACTGAGAGGATAACAATGGCTTCCGATAACCTGGTCAGTATCACCATTAACGATAAATCCCTGCGCCGGAGCCTCCGTGCGCTGGATCTTGCTGCCACAGACCTGGAGCCCGCGATGCGCAAAATTGCCGGAACCCTGCTGGCGGAAACACAGTTTAACTTTCTTGATGAGGGGCGTCCGGGGTGGATGCCCTCGCTGGCAGCGGAAGAGCGTGACGGGCAGACACTGCAGGATACCGGGCGTCTGATGGGGTCAGTATCAACCGACCATGACGACCGGCAGGCTGTTGTGGGGACCAACGTTGTTTACGGTGCCATTCACCAGTTCGGGGGTAAAACGGGGCGTAATGAGTCTGTTGAACTTCCGGCCCGCCCGTTCCTGCCGGTGACGGGGGATGGAGAACTACAGCCTGAAGTGGTAATCCCCATCCTCGATACCATTGTCCGCCATCTTGAATCAGCGGCCCGTCGCTGAGTTTTCTCTCTTCAGGCGGGTGATTTATCATTGCCAGCGAATGAGGGGCTGTATTACCTTTATAAAGGCTTTACAGCCTCTGTTTTATAACCGCCTCCGGTTCACCGTATTGCTTTCCCTGTCCTTCTCCCCTGATGTTTTCTAAAGCAGATTAAAATCGCCGGGCCTGCATTTCTCACAAACTGTCTCCGACAACATAACGCGGGACAGCAAAATGTCAGCCATTCACATTTTTAAAGCCGGTACTCATACCGATATGCACGGCAAAAAACTGCCGTTCACGCCAGACGATCTTGCCGCCTGCGTGAAAGCCTATGACCCGTCCGTCCATGAAGCACCACTCGTGATTGGTCATCCCAGAACGGAAGACCCGGCGTGGGGCTGGGTGAAAGCCCTGTCGCTCAGCGGCGTCGATCTGATGGCAGAGCCTGCCCAGCTGGACCCGCAGTTTGCTGAGATGGTCACCGACGGACGATTCAAAAAAGTGTCCGCCTCTTTCTACCTCCCGGATTCACCGTCCAATCCGAAGCCCGGCGTGCTCTACCTGCGCCATGTGGGCTTTCTCGGGGCACAGCCACCTTCCGTCAAGGGGCTGAAACAGGTGTCCTTCAGTGAGCAGGAAGAAGGTGTGGTGGAGTTCGCCGACTGGCAGGCCATCACGAATGCCTCCCTGTGGGGAAAGCTGCGCGATTTTCTGATCGCCCGCTTCAGTCTGGACGAAGCAGAAAAAGTCCTGCCGGAATGGCAGCTCAACAATCTGCGCGAAGAGGCGTACCGCGACACACCGTCGCAGGATGCAGCAGGTGCGCAATTCAGTGAGACAGGCCAGGTGCCGTCTTCCGCAAGTAACGAGGAATCATCGATGACAAAAGAAGAGATTGAAGCCCTTCAGGAGGAGAACCGCCGCCTGAAGCAGCAGGCTGCTGATCGCGATGCGCGTGATGCACAGGTCAGACAGGAGCAACTGCATAAGGACAATGTGGCCTTTGCAGAAAAACTGGTCGCAGAGGGCCGTCTGGCTCCCCGCGCCTCCTCCGTGGTGGTTGCCCTGCTGGATGCCGTCGCCGGTGGCGACAAGCCGGTGGAGTTTGCTGAGGGGGAAAGCCGCACACCGCTGGCCACCGCCTTTCGTTCATTGCTCTCCGACGGGGAGCCGGTGATGAATTTCGCCGAACAGGCCACAAAAGAGCGTGTCGGCGACACGGTGAAGGTGGATGTGGCAGAGTTTGCGGAAGCCGATCCTGAGCGTCTGGCCCTGCATCAGAAAGCAGTGGCCCTGTCCAAAAAAGAAGGCATCAGCTATGAGGCTGCTGTCGCACGCTGCCTGTAATTTAAGGAGAGAGCATGTCTGATTACTTAAAAGGTAAACGTGTCGTTGATCCGGTACTGACCAGTATCGCCCGTGGCTATAAAAATGCCGCATTCATCGGCGAACGTATTTTCCCCGTCGTGCTGACGGACAAGGAAGGCGTGCGTGTACCGACCTTCGGGAAAACCGCCTTTGTGGAATATGACACCGAGCGTGCCGTCGGGGCGGACAGCAATGTTCTGGTTCGTGAAAAAACAGGCACGCTGGACCTGGTGCTGGGTGAACACGATCTGGCTGCGCCGGTGGACTATCGCGAGCAGGCGGAGTCCATGTTTAACGAAGAGAGCAAGGCCATCCGTCGCGCCACGAATGGCGTGAACCTGCGCCGTGAACTTATCGCTGCCCGTCTGGCTCAGGATGAAAAGGTCTACCGTACCGGGCACGTCAAAAAACTGACAGCCAGTGATCGCTGGGCCGGTGGTAAGGGGGACCCCATCGGGGTGATTGAAGCCGGTATGGAAGCGGTCCGTACGGCCACGGGGCTGCGTCCTAACCTGATGACCATGGGGGCCGGCGTGATGGCGCTGCTGAAGTTCCACCCGGCGATTCAGGCCGCCATCGGAGCCAACGAACGCAAGCGCATCACCACAGAAATCCTGCAGGACCTCTTTCAGATCGAAGAGATCGTCATCGGTGCCCCAGTCTCCCTGCCGTCCATGAAAGCGGCAATGGATAAGAACAGCGTGCCGGCGGATATCTGGGGAGACAATCTGATGCTGCACTATGTCGGCAAACCGCAGCCGGGGGCGGACAGCGCGGACGAGAACGAGCCGTCCTTCGGCTACACCCTGCGTCGTAAGGGGATGCCTGTTGCCGACAAATACGACGGAGCCGGTGGCAAGGTGAAGTACTGCCGTTATACCGATATCTACAAAGTCGCCGTGGTTGGTGGCGATGCCGGGTATCTCATTACCGGTATCAGTAAATAAGGAGGCGTTATGGGAACCACTCAGCAGGTCATTCTGATCACAACCGTAACGGCAGGGGCAGCACTGGCACAGCAGCGTTTTGTCGGGGCAGATAATACCCCCTGTAAAGCCGGTGCCGCAGCGCTCGGGGTTGCCGAAGTGGATGCTGTTACCGGCGACAGCACGCCGGTGAGCGTTCTGGGCATTATTGCTGTCGAGGCCGGGGCCGCTGTCAGCCGTGGTGTGGCTGTTCAGTCAGATGCTCAGGCCAGAGCCGTGCCGCAGTCCGGCGACGGTAAATCCTGTGGTATTGCACTTGATGAAGCCGGGGGTGAAGGCGACGTCATTCGTATCCTGCGCGGGGTGTGACATGTACTGCACCCTGGAGGATTTGCTTGCGCAGGTGCCGGAGCGGACGCTTATCGAGCTCACCAGTGAAGAGATGGACTTCGACTCGCCTGCAACAGTGAATACCCGTGTGGTGGACAGCTGTATCCGCTATGCCGACGAGCTGATTGATGCCCATCTGCGCGGACGCTATATCCTGCCACTGGCAGAGATACCGACTGTTCTGCGGGACATTGCCATCACGCTGGTCCGTTACCGGCTCTACGCCCGCCGCCCGGAAGGTGACCTCCCGGATACGGTGAAGGATGACCACAAAGAAGCGCTGCGGCAACTCAGGGAGTTACGTGATAACAGGCTCACGCTGGGGCTGCCGTCCACTCAGAAAGATGTGCCTGAGCCTGGCGAGTTTCGTGTACGCAGTCGCCCGGCCACTTTCGGCGGTCGTGACGGTTTACTGGAGAAATACTGATGAACGTTCTGCCCGTCCTTGATGCGGTACTGGCCCGGTTACGCGAGAAGCTGCCGCAACTGCAGGTGGAGTACTTCCCGGAGAAACCGGCTGAATATCGCCTGAACCATCCGGTTGGCGCGTTGCTGCTGAGCTATGCCGGTTCGCGCTTTGACAGGCCGGATGATACCGGTGCGGTGATCCAGTCTCAGACTATCCAGCTCTGCGTCACGGTGGTCTTCCGCCAGCTCAACGGTAAAAAAGGGGCGATTAATGTCCTGGATGCTGTCCGCCGCATTCTCGGTGGCTACACCCCGCCCGGCTGCCGCCGCCGTATCTGGCTGACCCGCGAGGTGTTTATCGGTGAAGTCAGGGGGCTGTGGCAATACGCCCTCGACTTCGCGACTGAAAGCATCTTTATCGAAGACAGCGATTTACCGTCCGGCCCGCTGTTAACCGAAGTGAACTATGAGGAAAGCGAGTGATGAAAGCATACCGCTATTCCGGCCCGGCCAGCGGCGTCACGCTGTCGGACGGAACCGAAATCCTGCTCTGGCCGGGGAAGGCGGTTTCCCTGCCGGAGGAGCATGACTACGTGAAGGTACTGGTGGCGCTGAAGCATCTGCCGCCGGTACCAGAAGATACTAACCCCGCCGTCACACCGGCTGTGCAGTCACCAAAGCGCAGAAGCAGCAGTGACAGCGAAGTGAAAACGGAGGACGCCCATGGCAGCTAACTATCTGCATGGTCCCGAAACCATTGAGGTGGAAAACGGAGCCCGCCCGGTTAAAACGGTGAAATCTGCCGTTATTGGCCTGATTGGTACCGCCCCGATGGGGGATGTCAATACGCTGGTACAGTGCCTGTCTGAGAAAGACGCAGCGGCATTTGGCAGCCAGTTCACCGGCTTTACCATTCCGCAGGCGCTGGATGCGATTTATGACCATGGTGCAGGCACCGTTCTGGTCATTAACGTCCTCGACCCGGCGAAACATAAAACGGCGATCGAGGATGAGGTGGTTACCTTTGACAAATCGACAGGGCAGGCCAGACTGGCGCATCCGGTTGTCGCTAATGTGGTGGTGAAAAACAGTGAAGGCAGCACCACCCACACGGCGAACACGGACTACCGTGTTGATGCGCAGGCGGGTGTGCTCACGAACCTGGGCAAGGCTATTGAGGCCGGTGGCAGCGTGAAGGTGAGCTATGAGTACGCGGACCCGTCGAAGGTGACTGCGGCGGACATCATCGGCGGGGTGAACAGCGCCGGAAACCGAACCGGCATGAAGCTGCTTAACGACAGCTTCAACCTGTACGGCTATTTCGCCAAAATTCTGATTGCGCCGGTGTTCTGCACCCAGAAGAGTGTCGCAGTTGAGCTTATCGCCATGGCAGAGAAGCTGGGCGCGGTAACCTACATTGATGCGCCTGTCGGTACCACCTTTGCACAGGCTCTGGCAGGTCGTGGCCCGGAAGGCACCATCAACTTCAATACCAGCTCCGACCGCGTCCGTCTGTGCTATCCGCATGTGAAGGTATATGACCCGGTGACAAACACAGAGCGTCTGGAGCCGCTCAGCCAGCGTGCAGCAGGTCTGCGTGCCAGAGTCGATCTGGACAAGGGCTACTGGTGGTCATCCTCCAATCAGGAGATTCTGGGGATCACCGGCGTGGAGCGCCAGCTGTCCGCGATGATTGATGACCCGCAGAGTGAGGTAAACCTGCTTAACGAACAGGGGATCACCACGGTATTCAGCAGTTACGGCAGCGGCCTTCGTCTGTGGGGTAACCGGACGGCAGCATGGCCAACGGTCACCCATATGCGTAACTTTGAGAACGTTCGCCGCACCGGTGATGTGATCAACGAGTCCATTCGTTATTTCAGCCAGCAGTACATCGACATGCCGATTACTCAGGCGCTGATTGATGCACTGACGGAGTCGGTCAACGCCTACGGTCGCAAAATGACTGGTGATGGTGCGGTACTGGGCTTCCGTTGCTGGTTTGATCCGGCCCGCAATCCGGAGACGGAGCTGGCCGCCGGGCACCTGTTGCTGAGCTACAAATATACGCCACCACCGCCGCTGGAGCGACTGACGTTTGAGACTGAGATCACCTCGGAATACCTGTTAACCCTGAAAGGGGGCAACTGATGTCAAAGATTGAGATAAACCGCATCACGAATGCCAACATCTATCTGGATGGTACTAACCTGCTGGGACGGGCTGAGGAAGTTAAACTCCCCGATGTCTCCATGATTATGCAGGAACACAAGGCGCTGGGGATGGTGGGTAAGGTGGAACTCCCGGCTGGTTTTGACAAACTGGAAGGCGAAATCAAATGGAACAGCTTTTACCGCGATGCGATGCTGTCTGCCGCTAACCCGTACAGGTCGCTGGCACTGCAGTGTCGTTCCAGCGTCCAGCGCTACAGCTCGCAGGGGCTGATTGACGAAATCCCGCTGGTCACCTTCCTGACGATTATGTTCAAGAAGAACCCTCTGGGGACGTTCAAACAGCACGAGAACGCCGAGTTCTCCAGTAGCTTCACCTGCACGTATATCAGACAGGTACTGGATGGTGAAGAGCTGCTGCAACTGGACTATCTGGCCAACATCTTCCGGGTCGGCGGTGTTGATCAACTGACTGACTACCGTATCAATATCGGGGGCTGACGATGAGTGTTGAACTGACGGATAAAGGAAGACGATGTGCGGCACTGGGCATGTCAAATGGTACGTGGTTTACCCTCCTTGATATTCCGGGGGTGGAAACCCTTTTTAATACCCGTAAAACCAATGACCCGATTGACTGCACACGTTCAAAGGCCCGCAAACTGGCGGATTTGATTGAAGCATGGGAGCCTCCCGACCACTGGTTCTCCGGCACCGGCAAATCTGAGGGAAAGACGCTTCTCATCGCTTTCCTGCGTAACTGCAAGGGGTTTCGCACTTGCTGACATCACAGGGGCTCCGGCCCCTTCTTCTTAATCTCCTTTAATATCCGTCACGCGCTTCTCCCGACATACTGCCCTGAACTTACACAGGAGCACAATCATGTCACAGACCCCATCCGATACTTTTAAATTGTCTTATCCCTTCACCACTGCTGCAGGCACCAGAATTGAGCAGGTTGAACTGAAACGCCTGACGGTAAAAGACCTGAAGCAGGTGCGCAAAATCAGCAAAAACCCGGCAGACTGGGACGAACCGCTGATTGCCCGCAGTACTGGTCTTCTCCCGGAAGATCTCGACAATATGGATCTGGCTGATTACCTGCAGTTACAGAAACGATTTCAGCTCATCACGGGGATGGGTGAGAGCAACTAGGGCGCTGACGCAGGCGCAGGGGCTGCTGGCGAGATGGTTCCGGTTTCAGCCGGGGGAGATTGATGCCCTCGATACTGACGATCTGGAGATGTGGCTGGAGCAGGCTGAAGAGCAAATAAAAAGCGAGTACGGCGACAAATCATAGTACAGACAGCCGCCAGTAGCGGCTGTTCTGCGTTATCCCCTCACGTCTTTTCACCTTCCCCGGAGGTTAACCACTATGTCGGGACAGTTTTCAGTCGGCGTTGTTATCGGCGGGATGATTGGTAGCACATTCCGTTCTGCAATGAGCGGTACCCGCCGTGCGCTTGATTCCCTGAGCGATACCTCACGCCGCCTGCAGGAACGTCAGAACGCTTTAACCCGTGCAACAGAACGTTATGGTCAACTGGGTTCTTCCCGGATGCAGCATCTCAACAGCGAGCTGCTGCGGGTAAGCCGCACCATGGAGCAAATTGAGCGCCAGCAGCGCCGTCTGTCAGCGGCATCCGCTACCAGTGATGCGCTGAAAGCTAACCGCATGGCGCTGTATGGTCAGGGGATTGAAGCGTATGGCATGGCACAGACTGTTTATCATACGGTTTCCCCTGCCGTTCAGCAGTCCATGTCTTTTCAGGACAAAATGATTGATATGTCGATCACCGCAAAATATGACAATAAAACGCGGGATGGACTTGCCGGACAGATAAAAGGCTGGGCGCTTAAATACAATCAGTATCAGGATGAGCTGCAGGAGGCGGTGGGTTCACTCATCAGCGACAATATTGATAATGTGTCAGATATCGGTTTTCTGATGCCGGATATTGCCCGCGCGGCAACGGCAACACGCACGTCTGCTCAGGACTGGGCAAAAGTGGCCGCAGTCTGGCAAAACTCCCTGAAAGGTGCGGCCAGAGATTTTGGTGCCGTTCAGAATATTATGGCTTATGCCGGTGACCAGGGGTCATTTGAAATCCCGGATCAGGTCAAGTGGATGCAGTCCCTGGCCCCAATGATGGCGGGTATTGCCAGTGGAAAGTAAGCGTCAACGGAGCACCGTATTGACGCTTATTTATTAGTGAGTACTACGTTCCATGGCAGGAGTTCGTCAACTCGGTTGGAAGGCCATTCCGGCAGTACGCTCAGGATATGGCGCAGATACGCTTCCGGATCGATACCATTCAACCGGCAGGTGCCGATCAGCCCGTACAACAGTGCACCAC